ACTGCATATTTCAACGCATTTAAGAAGGATATTTTTCTCAACGGTACACAAGTTTTACAAGAAGCTGCAAGTAATACAGCACCACAAGACAGTGATTTTAATTTTAAGGATGTTGGCTTTGATTTTAGAGTTGGCACATCAAGCCAAACCTTTATTGACGGAATTTCCAATATAGAAACTGAAACTATTATTGGTACGACAGTAACCACTGCAACACCTGTAACACATACCGTTAGCCAATCAAATATTAATGCGGTAAGGGTAACGTTAAGGTTCCCATCAATGCAAAAATTTGAAGATAATGGCGATATTAATGGCGTAGAAGTTAATTTATTAATAAAAACAATAGAAAATGATGGCACAACAACTACTGTTATAAATGACACAGTAGAAGGTCGGTCAACAAATGCGTATTTTAGGGATTATTTAGTAAAGCTTAGTTCAACAACGTCTTTTCCTGTAGCAATAAGGGTTGAAAGAGTAACGGCAGACAGTACAGATGCAAAATTAATAAATGCTTTTCAATTTAATGCAGCGACTAATATTATTTTTGAACAAAACGCATACCCTGATACCGCACACGTTGCATTAAGGTTTAATGCAGAACAGTTCCCAAGAATACCAAAAAGGGTTTTTCGTATAAGAGGCCGTAAAGTAAAAATACCTCATAATGCAACTGTTAATTTACAAACAGGGGCAATAACATACGCTGGTACTTTTAATGGCAGTTTTAAAGGCACAAAAGAGTGGACTACAGACCCAGCTTGGATACTTTATGACTTACTTATAGATACAAGGGCTGGCTGTGGCATCCCAGAGGCTAATTTAGATAAGTTTAGTTTTAAAACAGTAAGTGAATACTGCGGTGAGTCTGTTGATGCTGGTAATGGTGATGGTAGTACTGAGCCAAGGTTCAGTTGTAATGTAAATATTACTCAGCAACAAGAGGCATACACATTAATTAATTCACTTTGTTCTGTTATGCGTGTAATGCCTTTTTATTCGGCAGGCGGTATTGCAATATCCCAAGACGCACCAAAAACGACTTCATACCTTTTTACAAATGCAAACGTCACTGAACAGGGGTTTGTATATGCTGGTTCAAGTTTAAAAACTCGACATACGGTTATAAACGTAAGTTACTTTGACATGACAACGCAAGAGGTTGATATTGAAACTGTTGAAGCTGACGCAGCTACACAAACAAAATACGGTGTTGTTGTTAAAAATATAAAAGCTTTTGCTACAACAAGCCGTAATCAAGCCAGAAGATTAGGCCGTTGGTTTTTATACAATGAGCAAAATGCTGGAGAAAGTTGCTCTTTTGCAACAACTGCTGCTGCTGGTGTACTTGTGCGTTGTGGTGACATAATAGAAATTTCTGACAGGCTTAAAGCTGGGGTAAGGCGTGGTGGATTACTTAAAAGCGTGACAAACACCACAACAGTGGTACTTGATGACACAAATAATACTGACATACCAAGCTTGGGGGATAATCCAACACTTTCTGTAATTTTGCCTGATGGAACTTTACAAGAAAGAACAATAAGTGGTATTTCGGGTGCAACAATAACTGTTTCATCTGCATTTACTACAGCACCAAACCAACACGCCCCATATATTTTAGAAACACCAACATTTCAAACAACGACTTGGCGTGTAATAAGTGTAAAAGAAAACGAGGATAAGACTTTTACAATAACTGCTCTATCACATAATTCTGGCAAATACGCTTTTGTGGAGGATGGTACAGCACTGCCAACAAGAAATATAACAACGCTTACTGAAGTAAAAGGCCCACCAGAGGGTTTAAGTGCAACAGAAAAAATTGTAATTATTAATGGTACTGCTGTTCCAAAAATAATACTTGATTGGCAACCACAAGCTGGAATTTCAAAATACCAAGTACAGTACAGAGCAAATAATGGTGATTTTAAAACTATTGAAAGTCCATCAAGTAACGCTGAAATATTTAATACTGATGTTGGTACTTATGAATTTAGGGTATTTAGTTTTAATGCACTAGGACAACCATCAAGGGAGGCAGCAGAGTTGACATTCGAAGCTGTTGGTAAAACAGCCCCCCCAGCAAATATTACTGGCCTTACTTATGAACCTTTAACAGATAAGCTTGCAAGGCTTAGATGGAATCCACCAACAGAAGCAGACGTAATTGCAGGAGGAAAAATTTTTATTAGGCATACCCCAGATACAACAGGTAACGGTACTTTTTCAAATGCAACTGACCTTGTTACTGCTGTTTCTGGTAATACAAGTAGTGCCGAAATACCAATTTTGGCTGGTGAGGTAATAGTTAGGGCTCAAGATGATGGGGGTCGTTTTAGTACAGGCGAAACATCTGTAATTATTGACCCACCCGACCCACAACCAGCATTAATTACACAAACAAGGCGTGAAGATCAAGACAACCCCAAATTTCAAGGTACAAAAGTAAATACAGCTTTTGATAGTTCATCTAATTCTTTGACTTTGTCTGGTACTGGCTTGTTTGATGATATTGACCCTTTTGATTCTGAAGCAAGTATTGATTTTGCTGGTGGTGTTGCTCCATCTGGTACATATAGTTTTGGCGGTACTGCTGGCGGTACTTTTTTAGATTTAGGCGGTGTTTTTGCTTTAGACCTTAAAAAACACATGAAGTCGCAGGCAATATTTCCAAATGATTTGCTTGACAATAGGGGTTTAATTGATAGTTTGCAAGATTTTGACGGAACAGATAGTGTTGATGTAAACGCAATATTGGAAGTTAATGTAACAGATGATGACCCTAGCTCTGGCAGTGCAACTTACAAAGGTTTTCAAACTTTTGCAAATGGTAATTTTAAAGGCAGGGGATTTAAATTTAGGACAACTCTTACATCAAATGATACTGCTCAAACAATACAAGTTACAGAATTAGGTTATACAGCAAGTTTACAAAGAAGAACAGAACAAAATGCAACAGCTATTGCATCTGGTGCTGGGGCAAAAAATATAACATTTGACCACCCATTTTTTGTGGGTACAAGTAGTTTATTAGGTGCTAATTCACATTTACCATCTGTTGGTATAACAGCTTTAAATATGGCATCTGGGGATATTTTTGAATTAACAAATATTGCATCAACTGGTTTTACTGTTCATTTTAAGAATAGTTCTGGGGCGTCTATTGATAGAAATTTTAATTTTACTGCTGTTGGATTTGGTAAAGGTGGATAAAACCGATATACTAAAAACAATTACTACTTTATAAATGGCAAGAGTTGACAATACTGGTGGTTCTGGATTTACAGTTGATAACGGAACTGGTCTTGTTGTAAGAACAAAGTTAAATCAAATAATTGCTGCCCTAAGTACGAATAACCAAGGTTCTGGCGACCCTACTATTGGGGTTGCAGCTTATGTACAACATATTGATGGTAATACTTTAAAAATTAGAAATGCTGCTAATAATGCCTTTGTAACTTTGGGTGATGTAAGTCAAACAAACTTTGGTCATGCTTCTTTATCTTCGGAAAATACATTTACAGCCAGAGCAACTTTTAATATTACATCTTCAATAACTTTACCATCTGGTACAACGGCTCAAAGAGACGGCAGCCCAGCAGTGGGTATGATACGCCATAACAGCCAAACAAATACCTTTGAAGGGTATAACAATGGTGCTTGGGGTTCATTAAGTGGTGCTAGTGGTATATCAAACGTAGTTGACGACACTTCACCGCAACTCGGAGGAAACCTTGATGTACAAGCGTTCGAGGTTAATACATCTACAACAAACGGAAATATAAAAGTTACACCAAACGGCACAGGATTATTTGAAATAAAAGGAAATACAAATGATGGTACTTTACAGCTTAACTGTAATCAAAATAGTCATGGTGTAAAAATCAAATCTCCTGCCCATAGTGCTGGTCAATCTTATACTTTGATTTTGCCAGACAACCAAATTGCTGCGGATAAGGTTTTAAAAGTTAAAAGTATTTCTGGTTCTGGTGCGACAGCAGTTGGCCAGCTTGAATATGCAGATGCTGGTGGTGGAGGCGGTGGTACTGGTGGAGGCGGTGAGCAAATTTTCTTTGAATCAGAAAATGAAATGAACACAAGTTATACTATATCAACAAATCATAATGCTTTAGTTGCTGGTCCTCTCACTATTGCTTCTGGTGCTACACTAACAATAAATAGTCCTTCAGTTGTAACGATTCCATAATGGCTTTAGTACTAGACGGCTCAAACGATACAATTACTGGATTGCAAATAAATTCAGCAAATATTGTAAATGGTTCTATTGTTAATGATGATATAAATGCAAGTGCAGCAATAGCTAGTTCAAAAATTGCTGGTGGTTTAGGCAAAATTTTGCAAGTTCAATCTACAACAAAAACAGATCATTTTTCAACAACAAGTTCATCATTAACAGAAGTAACTGGATTAAATGTAAGCATCACACCTTCAGCTTCAACATCTAAAATTTATCTTAATATTGATGTAAGTGTTGGTGGAGCTACTGCTTATGTGGGTTTTAATATAAAAAGAGATTCAACCCTTATAGCTGTTACCACTGCTGTTGACGGAAACGACAATAGACATCAAGGTACATTTGGACAAGGAATATTTCAAAATGCAAGAATGAATAGTACTGGATTTAATTTTTTAGATACTCCGAACACTACAAGTGCTATAACTTATAAAATATTTGTTATCTCTTTATACAATAGTCAACCCTTAAATATTAATAGAACTTATCACACCACTAACAATGCATTTGATCAGGGTGGTTGTTCAACAATAACAGCTACGGAGGTGGCAGCATAATGGCAAGTATTAATTTAAAACATACATCAGGTAACGGCACTATTTTAAATAGTCCAGCAGCTAATCCTAGCTCTGACATTACTTTAAAATTACCATCTACAACTGGTTCGGCTGGTCAGGTTTTAAAAGTAGCAAGTGCAAACCATAGTGCTACAAATGCAGAACTTGAGTTTGGTGCTGATACAGGAGGAAAACTTCTTCAAACTGTAACTGTTTCTGACTCTGTTAGAGAAACTTCTGGTTCAGTCTCACTTTCAAGTGCAAATACATATTACGAAACTCCATTTGCGGTAACAATTACTCCTTCAGCTACATCTAGTAAAATATTACTTATGGGTCATGTTTTTGGAGAGTTTTCTTTAGATGATTATTTATTTATGTGGAGTATAAAAAGAGCAATATCAGGAGGTGCAACAACTGATATTAAAGCACCAGCAGCTGGTAATAGAGCTAGGGGTATATCAATTCCCCCTGCTGGTTTTTATGTTTCTGAATCTTCATCAACGCCAACTGTTATGAATTTTTCTGGTTTAGTAGATAGTCCAAGTACAACATCTGCGGTTACTTATACTTTTCAAGTAAATTCAACACAAAGTGCTTCACAAACTTTTTATTACAATAGGGCTGTTTTAGATCGTGATGTTATTGATGATGAACGTGGACTTAGTTGGATTACAGCACAGGAGATAGCAGCATAATGCCTATCTACTATAATTAAAGAAAAAACTATTATGGCCTTAGATCACGAAGCTATTTATGAAGCTTACAAATCAGAAGCAAAGCCTGTTGTTTCTATAGATGATTCTGCTGGTGCTTTTGATGCTGACGGTAATAAAGTTGAGCTAGATGATACAAAAGTAGCTGCGGCTCGTAAAAGCCTTGATGATGCTGCTGCACTTGTAGCTTACAAGTCAAAGAGAACTGGTGCTGATGGCACGACAGACACTATTTACCCAACAATAGGCGATCAGTTGGATAATTTGTACAAAGACATTGTTGCTGGCACTGTAACTATATCAGGTGCTTTTGCAACTGCAATCAAAGCTACAAAAGACAAATACCCTAAACCATGAGTAGAGTAATTGCAAACGCCTACAGACATACTGCAGCTTCAGCAGATGCAATCACACTAGATTCTTCTGGTAATGTTACATTCCCTGCAAATGCGACTTGCTCTGGAACAGCATCAGGATTTGGTGGTGGTAAAGTTTTACAAGTAGTTAGTTTTGAAAAAACAACCGCAGCTTCAACAGCAAATCAAAGTGCAAGAGTTGATATTCCTAGTATGTCTTTGGCTATTACCCCATCTGCCTCGAATAGTAAAATTTTAATTCACAGTGATCTAAATATTGGTATGCCTTCAGGTGGCTATCATATTAATTTACATCTTATGAGAGACAGCACAGATATTGCTGAAGGCACTGGTGCTGCTGGTTCTGGTTATAGTAATGCTGTAAATTGTACAGCTTCAACTTACAATTTTGGAAACTTTGGTAATGAACCAATTCACACAACTGTCTTAGATAGTCCAAATACAACAAATCAAACTACTTACAAATGGCAATGGCATATTCCAAACTATAATAATCAGGAAATGTATTTAAACAGAAATCATAGTCAGCAAGACTACGCATATAATACTTGGAAATCATCAAGAATTATTTTGATGGAAATAGGAGCTTAATTAACCTTTTCGTTTATTTGCCTTGTCATTAACCCCATAGTGACGTAAAGAGGCGATAAGGCTACAATAAGCAATAAAACAAGCACACTTGAAAATGCTAGTGCTTTAATTACAGCGTATCTAATCATGTTTAATCGTATTTGCCAAGTAGCCTCATTATTGTCGCTTTTGCTTTCTGGGTCAATGGCTGCCTTTGGTTACGTAGCAATCAGATATATGCAAAGTCCAGAATTTGAACGCACTTTAAAAAATAAACTTTTGGGCAGTATTGAAAAAAAATTACCTGACGTTATGAAACAAACAATGCCAAACATGACAGGGCCATCAATACCAGTGCCAAAAAAATAATTGACAATACCAGAGGTAAAAATACATGAAATAAAAATACCAACAATTAATAATTGGTATTTTGAACCGCCAGTAATAAATAAAGTACCAAAGCCAATAGTTGACTATCCAGCTTGCGTTAAGGTGCATCGCAATAATTTAGTAAATCAAATTGATATTGATGAAAATGGCACAATTATTAAATGTGGCGTCAAAATGCCCAGCTATACGCCCCTTCAATACACCCCAAACGAGTTTACCTATACAACACCACCCCCAAAAAACAACACTGAACCCCCAAAACCACCACCCCAGCAACAAACAGATTTAAGCAAAATTAATAAAGATAACGAAGAATTTTTTATAAAATGCCCATCAGATACAGACCCTAAAATTGGGAATTTTGCCAATGACCTAAAACTGGACAAAGTCGTTGGTCATCGCTTAAGTGAAGATGGCAAGACTTGCATTACCTTGTATGAACCGAGTACTTTCATTGAAAAATGGATACCGAGTGGCCCTGTACTTGTTAATACTTCTATTATTGCAATCACTGCTGCTTCTAGTCCGATTTTGGCTAATTTACTCAAAGGCGTTATAAAAAATTTAATAAAGCGTTTGCAAGGAAAAAAAAAGAACGTAGAATGACAACAAGCAAAAGAAGCTGTAGGCAAGTTGGCGTTAGTTCAACCTCTGACCGAAGATGATCTTTTGCTTAATTTAAGCAACAAGACCCATTATTAAGTTGTTGACTCAACCCCTGCTCTGTTGGAGCGTCAGTTGCTTTTAAGTTAGCAACCTTTGCATCGTGCTGATGAAACAGCCACCGCTCTGTATTGGTCAATGTAAACTTATTTTAGGCATACCTCGAAATCTCAAGGGATTAGACTGTCACTGCCTATTTTAATTTATGTGTATGCGGTATAACTTGGCCTTTTTTCTCAGTAACTATTACATCCTCGCAAATTGGGTAATAAGGGCTGTCTTTTGCCCATTGAATACCAGCAATCATTAACTCGCCACAATTTTTAAGCCTCGCCAACTCGTGGTCTAGTTTTTTATTTGCAAGTATTTGGTTTTGTATTTTTTCTTGGGTTGTAGCTGATTTTAAACAGGCATCTTGAAAACCACCCCCAAGTGGTATTGAAAAGGTTGCTGCAACGCCAAAATTTAAACTTAAATTATCTTTATTACCACTGTAATTTTCTTGGTAGTACAAAATTTCCCCTGCATTTGTAAGGTTACCATCACTGTCGGTTGCCATGTTGTAAACAGGCGTGGGATATGTGTAATCTTGTGGGCGTTTTTGTGAAAAAGTCGTAGTTACAAATGGACTAACGGTTAGCATTGCATTTTGGCATACAACCCCAGCACCATATTGGTTTTCTATCAAATTTCCTTGTAAAACTTGCACTGCCTGATTGGAGACCGACCCTGTAGAATTGGCCACAGGAGCAGCAGTTTGGGAGGTGTTAGCCATTACTGGCTGCCCAAACAATAAAGCTATTATTGGGAAAATATTGTGGTTGTTTCTGTTACGCTTTCGCTTTGTATGGTTCTCGTTAGATCGGTTATTCTTGACATTGAGGGCTGTTGATATACTTCTGTAAATTGAAATGCTCCTCCTTGAGTGGTCAACTGCCAATTTGGTTTTGTTGTTAAATCTGCCCCTGTCCATGTATAAGTAGTACCGTTTATAGTTTGCTGCACAGTGGCGTTTGCTGGGGATATGCTGTCGCCAGAAGCCGATACGCCTGCCCCTGACACTGAATAAGTAAAACCACTATTGAAGTCCGTAGTGCGGATTGTTTCTGTAATATTTGTCTGAGTTCGGGTCGTGCTGCTACTTTGACCAGTAGTGAAATTAGGAACGACAGGAATTGCATATATAGGTTTACTTATTAATAAAATAGTTAAAAACAACCATTTCATCAATCTAAAACGCTTAATTCTGATACAAATTGTCCTATGCAAGTTGTACCAGCCCCACCAGCAACACAAGTATTTGTATGGTTGCCAACAACAGTACCAGCTAAATTACCAGCTACACCACCAGAATAAGATGTTGTTTTTGACAATACTGGTAAGTCAGCAATAACGCCTGTACTTACATCAGCACCCGAGCCAACAGCATACACGTCATCGCCTTCTATAAAACTTTCTGAAAAACTAAATGCAGAACCTACAGTGTTCATTTCATACGTGCCATCTGTCATAGTTGGGGCTGCTCCATTTGAGCCTGCAGTTAAACCTCCAAAAGTTTGACTATCGGAAACTTTTATATTTGAACCCGATACGCTGTATGTTGACGCACCCCTCTCGCCAACTGTATAAGCACCATCAGTTGTAAGTTGTATGCTGTTTGTAAGTTTATGCGTTACGTCTGCATAGGCTGCAGTACTTAGCAAAGGCAACAGCAAAAGTAGTTTTTTCATTTGATACCAACTTTTGTATCTTTATTGTTAACTATCTTAACATTATCATTTAGTTTCTTTTTGTCATTACCTTTTTTAATATTTAAACCGTATTGGGCTGTCACCGCCGACAATAAGCCAGCAGCGAAAGTTGTATCAATTTGCCTTGTAGGGTTTGGGTTAAAGTAAGACCATGAAATAACCCCCAAACTCCAAAAAAGTATAATCATTTGCACGACGTTGGCAATCAGGCCATTACCCTCTTTTTCCTCTTGGTCGTCCATAAAAAAGTTGCAGTTATGGCAAATTTAGCAATTATTGTTATGTTTGGAAAGTAACACAATTAATTATGATTAAAATTTTAAAACCAATATTAATGACGTTCCTTACTACAACTACAGTAAAACGCCTCGTGGTTGACCTATTAAGGGCCATTTGTAAGCAGACAACGAACACCCTTGACGACAGGGCTGTAGATATTTTGGAAAAGCAATTATTTCCACTTAAATAATGCAAAAAAAATTCCTTGACATATTAATTGAACCAACGCCCCCAGAACTGTTACTTTCTGTTGAATTGCGTTGTAGGGAGATCATGGCAAGTGATGAGTATGACAACATAAAAAGGTATTGCACCCATTTAGTAAGGCATCAAGCAAAGCAAGACGTATTTTTGGCAAGTGTGCTTGGTAGGCTTGTAGAGCTAGAGGCACAACTAGCAGTAAATGAAGTAAGGCAAAAAAAAGGGTTTTTAAATAAAATTAAAAAAGTTTTTAAAAAAAGGTCATAAATTTTCAGCCTCGTATTGGTTAATTTCTTCTGTTGTAAAGTCTCTTATAAGTAATTTATTTATAAGGCCAATTTGATAATTATACTTGGTAATTAAAATACGTATGTTTTCATCTACCCAATCAGACCTAAGTACAGCAATATTATCTTTTCTTATATCAATTAAATGATCGTAACCCCTTATTTCACTATCTAATTTTTTAAGTAAATTATCAGCCCTTATTTTTTTAAGGGCTTCTAATTTAATTTCTGATGCACGTTTTGCCATATTTAAAATGGTATTTCATCTTTATCCCACTCCATATCGTAGTCTGTTTTGGGTGGTTTGCTTAATTCTTCTTTTATTGCTTCCTCCTCCTTATGGGCTGCAACCATTTCATTTAAAGTTTTTGCCTCCTCAAGCATTTTTGGGTTAATAGTGCCATAAGCACCATAATCATCTTCATTTTGGTCAAAGGTGTTTTTCTTGCCATTACCCCAAAGGTTAATGCCTTGTGCCATGTGTGAAGTACCCTCTTGCATATCGAAAACTTTGCCCTCTTTATGGAAGTCAGGGTTGTTTTTCATGGCCTGTAAGTGGTTGCAAAAGTTGTCAATACTATCCAAAGGCACAAATAATTTTATACGCCTTGGATATTTTTGTTTACTGTTTTCAAAGTTGTTGTCGCCTACCGAAAAATTTATTGGTAGTGGTAATGCAAATTCAAATTCCATAATTAAAAAGGTGTAATTGGTTCAATGTTGTTTTCTTTTTCCCAAGCCAGTACATTGTCAAAGTTATAACGTATTGTCATAAACTTTTTACGTAGTGGCTGGGGTGGTATTTCCTCCCACTTTGGGCCATAATCTTTGCCCTTACGTGTACGCCAACGCCAGTGCTGTAAAGTTTTTACTTGCACCCCATAACGTTCTGCAAGCTGTTGTGGCGTTAAATAAATTGCTTCGGTCATAATAAACTGGCCTCCTTTTGCACAATAGCATTTTCTAATTTTGCCTTATCTATATCGGTAAGCTTGCCTTCTTTATGTCGTACTTGCACGCTTTCTTTAAAGGAGTTTAGTTGGTTAATTGAACTAACACCTTGCAAAAACTTTGTTGCCATGTTGTAAGTTGTGCTTGTTTCGTTGGCATTTGTTGTTGTTGCTGGCTTTGCTGTTTTCCAACGTTTTTTACCATCATAAAGTGATAAACCAAACTGGTTGCCAAACGTCATCAAAGCACGTTTTCTTGCGTCTGTTTCAGCCTCCTTTATGGCATTTTCATGGTTTTTGCTTAAGTTAGTTTGGTTACTTGTGCCAGCACCAGTGCCTTCTCTAATTACATCGCCAACAGTAACCCTAACTCTTGCAATGTAAGTTACCTCTCGTGGCTCTGCACGTATGCAAGTTGTTTCCAAAGTTTCACAAGACCAGCCACCAAAGCCAAATATCCTATTGGCCTCGTCTATAACGTGCCAGCCTTCAACATAAGCAACTTGGAACTTGCCATCCTTGTCGCCGTCTCGTTCCTCTACATTTTTTTTGTCAATAGGTTGTTTAAGTAGTTCAACCTGTTCTGGTGTAAAAGTCATAATTAGTTTTTAAATGCCCAACGTGGCATTGATAAGGTTTGTACTGTTTCTGAATAGCCACGCCAATAATTATCAGTGTGGCAAAGGCTTATTTCTTTTAATGCTTGTTCACGTAAACTACGGCCCTCAAGTAATGCGTCTTTATCAAGCTGGTAAATACCAACGGCAAAGGGGTAAACCTTCTCAACAAAAATAAAATTAAATTCTTTTGCTTGAACCGTTTCTAAATAATGTGCAGCCTGTATATGGTAATTGAGGTTTGCAATGGTTTTAATTGCTTTTTCTGGCGACGCACCGCCTTCGCCTGTAGTTTTTAAATCAATAATTAAATCGCCTACTAACCAATCTGGTCTTGCTTTTACTTCAATACCACTTTTTTTATCTTGTGTGAAAAAGCTTAATTCTGGCGTGCCAAAACTTAAAAGCTTTGATGCAAGTGGGTGGTTATGTACGGCGTCAGCAATATTTGAGGACAGGTCATATTCAGCTTGTGTAATTGCCTCTTGCCCTGCTGCTGCAATTTCTGCAGCTTTTTCTTTGCCTGCCTTTGTTGCCTTGCTAGGGCAAACAACATAATGCTCGGCAGCCCTTATTGGTTCTAATGCAAAGGCGTGGGCCAACTCGCCGTCACGAAATGCTTTTTTTAATGCAGTTGGTGGCTCAATATTGGCATCGCCATATTTAAGTTGATGCCAAACCTTTGGGCAAAGATTAATCCAATTTTTAACGTCAGTAGCACTCACAGCATCTTTTGCTTGGTACTCTGCATTTGGCATTACAATGGGCATACTTTTTACTTTGGTTTTCATTTTGTTAGCACCTCTGTTTTTTCTGGTGTTTTAAACCAGCTTGGTATACCCCACAACTCAAAAAGGTTAAAAAGGGCGTCATACATAACACTTAACTCCCTGTACTCCCTTGCAAGTGTTTGATCGTTCCAGCCAAGGGCATGATCGTTTTCTTTAATTACTTTTTTCTTTTCAAAAATTACTTTATACAAGTCAAGCATTAAAGTTTCCATTTGTACTTGGTTCATTTGTTTGCCTCCATAGCAACTATTTGTTTTAGTACTTTGCCTTGTAATAGGTGTAAATCTGCAAGGTCGCTTCTTACGGCCTTCCAATCGCCATTTATGGTATTGCTAAACTTGTCGTCCAAGGCGTCGTAAACAAGTTCTAGCTCTTTAAGTGTAAGGTCGTTCATTTGGCTAACTCCCTACAAGCTGCAGCAACCCCTGCATTGCAATCTGCTACGGTCATGTCGTGCAATGTGCCAGTGAGGGTTGTATAAAACAACCCCATCATGGCCAACATCAATAAAGCATTTCTCATTTGTTTGCCTCCTCAAGGTTGTTTTTTGTGGCAAGCTGTAGTTTTTTTAAATCAATTTCACCTTGAAAATCAAACTGTTTTGCGTTTTTAGCAAATACACCTAAGTGGTAGCTAATGTGCATAATTTCGTTTGTTAAGTGGTCAAACAAAATTGCCATACCAAACTCGTTTGCACCTTTGTCGGCGTATTCAATGGCTTGTGCTTTGTCAGCAAATAAATGGTCAAGGTTGCCATTTGTAAATGGTGTTTCAACTCTGTATTGGATACGGTTGAGCCTACCCATGTTTTCTTGGTTAATTAATGCAACTGGCATTTTAAACTCCTAAAGGTTTTTGTACAGCCCTCTCAGGCTTATTCGAATGATAATACCTTGTAAAGGTTTTGTAAACCCCTACAAGGCAAATTAATTAATAGTTTTCAACTCTATCGTGTACAGCAACAGCACCATAAAACCTACAGCCTGTTAACTCTTCAATAGCATCATTAAGCCTACTGTCAGAAGTAGCAGCAAATGTACCACCGTCCATTGAATGTTGGTCTTCAACCCATGCTGGCTTTATGTGTATTGAATTAAGTGGCCCAAGTTTAAGTTTAGCTGCAGGGTACTCACCGCTTGGGTTAAATGGCCCATCAACATTTGTAAGGCAAAAGCCTTGTATGCCTGTACCGCTTATACCGCCGTTGCTGCAATCTCTGCCATCAACGTTTCTGTAAAGGTCAACTAATAAACCCATTATGCAACCTCCTTTAAATTTTGTTTTTCAACCCAGCAATTTTCCTCTTTTGCTGTCATAACCAAAAACAAATCTCTGTCTTGGCCAATAATTACTACAGGTACGTTTGTCCTTGTAAGTATGTGTGTTGCTGTAAATGCCACTTTGTAAACTCCTAAAGGTTTTAAGGTCGCCATCGCTGGCTTGATTCAATGATACATACAAATAGGGGTATTGTAAACCCCTATAATGTATTAATTACAAACTTCTTTTACTCTTTTTTTTGTGCAGTTTTTTATTTTATAAGCTTCAAGCCTAAACCTGTAAACACGTGCAGCGTGGTAAATATTCCACCCCTTTTTTGCCCAAAATGACTTGGGAAACATTTTCTTTAATAAGTCGTTTGCTGAATGTAAGTACTGGTCCTCATAGCCATTTTGAAATGGTATTTTTAAAGTCATTTGTGGCTTGTGGCTTGCATCAAGGTTTATGCAAATTTGTGTACCAAAATAATGGTTGCCGTTAACTTTATCGTGCCACTCAAGGCCAGTAACATGCAATGTATGTAAGTCTTTAAGTCTCATTGTTTTTTAGGTTGATAGTGTGTTCTAAATGCTTAATTTCAATTTTTTTTCTTTCAATTAAATACTGTTCCTTGGTAAATAAATCCTCCGTCAAAAAACGGTGGTTTAGTTGGCTTATTGCCATTTCCATTTCTTGCTGGTTCATAATGTAACCCCTACATCTAAAACTCTAAATATTAAACTGGCCAGTGTATAGGTATCATATTTTGTATTTATCCAAAGTAACTTGCCAGTAACGGTATCGGTATAAAAAGTTGGCTCATGTAAAAAATACCAATCTTTAAGTTTAAGTGTTTGGAGGGTGGTTAGTTCCCTCCCCAAGTGGCCCTCAATATGCCCTTCCAATTCTATTAACTGCATTGTGCAACCTCCTTTTTTGTATAGTCCCCACCCTTGGCAACCCACTTACAAAACTCATGTTCAAAAAAGTAAATAAGTTTGTCGCCCCTACCATCCCAAACAGGGTCACAAAAAATAATTTCTTTTGCCTCCAAGCTGCTAATCAAGCCTTTAACTTGCTCCTTACTTTCGCAAACAGCCAAGGCATCTTCAAAGTCAAACATTTGGGTGCTGGGGCATACGCCATCATCTTCTGCAAGAGGCCCCCACGCATCAACTTTTACAAATTTGCATTTTAAAAGCTGTTGCTCTTTTTCTGTCATGTAATAGTGTGTCATTTTTAACTCCTAATAAAAAAGGTAGGGCAATTAAGCCTCTACCTTGTCAAATATTGCGGTATTGCTGTAATCGCCAAGCACCCTTGTTTTGTAAACCTCGCCAGCTATCAAAACTAACTCGCCATTTTTAACTGGCTCGTTGTTGTAAACCCTATCAGTTTCAGCAATGTCTGCTGCGGTGTAATGGCTTTTTACGCAAGGTGTTTTGCTCATGGCCCAATAAATGCCGTCGTCATCTTTTTCATAACCTTGCATTAAGTAAACGCCTTTTACATCAAAGTCGCCTCTCCAGTTTTTGTACTGAATACCAAAAGTGTTTTCTTGGTCAAAGCTGTTTGCTCTTTTAACTAAAGTTCTCATTTGTTTAAGGTTGTTGTGGGGCTGTCTCAACCCCTGTGATTCGATGATTGCATCAACCCTTATAGGAGGCAATAGGAGATGTGCCAGAAATAAAAGTGGCATACAGAGGGTTTACAACATACTATGGATATGTAATCATAAGATTGAACCTTAACAGGTTCGCTTTGCACCTAGACATTTTAATACTATGACTGATGGTTTTTACCGAGGTAATTCTTGCCTCGATATCCAAGAGCTAAATGCTCCTTATGCACTTGTGGTTGAAAACAACCATAAGTTAGTTTGCACAACCTTAAAGCCTTACATTGGTAAGGAAATAAGGGTAGCGTGGTTAGCTGACCATAACTCAGGCACAAATGGGTTTGATACCCAAGTAAATGTGCAGGGTAAGTTAGATGCAAAATTTGAAAATGGCAAAGGCCACTTTCAGGTTTTACTAAACAACCAAAGCTACGCATATTTCTATTGCAGCAATGTTTGGCAAATTACTAAGAAAAGTGCAGATGCAGTACCAGTTGTAATGATTGGTAAAACATCAAAAACTGACTTAAATTACCAAGCCATAATGGACCCAATAGGGTACGCATTAGACCTTGAAAAGCAAGGGCTCATTTAGCAAAACAGCCCCCCAGCGATGGGGGGTTTACAAACCTTATTTACTTTAAACGTGGAATTTAATTTTAATGATGGCGGTAGAGCCGAAGCTGGTTACAAAGGCCGTACTGGTGATTGCGTAACTAGGGCAGTTGCAATAGCTGCCCAACTACCTTACCAGCAAGTTTATGACAGGCTTGCAGAAGGTAATGCAACCCAAAGGGTTACCAAGCGCATGAACAAAGCAAGGCGTAATGTAAAAACAGCAAGCCGAGGTATTAGTACCAAACGCAAGTGGTTTAAAGATTACATGGCTGAGTTAGGTTTTAAGTTTGTTGCCACAATGGGTATTGGTACAGGTTGCCGAGTACACCTAAAGGCTGATGAACTGCCCAAGGGCCGTTTAATATGTAATGTTAGCCGACATTACACTGCAGTTATTGATGGCGTAATTAACGACACTTATGATTGCAGCCGTAACGAAACACGATGTGTTTACGGTTATTGGATAAAACAATAACCAAACGCCCCTGCAAAGGGGCATTTCTTTTTGCCTGATTTAGGCTATAGTTAAATAAATTGGGAAGCCCGACGACTAATCGCAAAGCTAGTCTGAAAGCTATACCCCTTGTGATACCGCCGATGCTTGGGGCATTGGTAAGGGTTAAGGCAGGGCGGTAGTTTTAAGGTACTGCTGATCTATCTCCCAATTTTTATTATTAAGCTAATTGTATTTCAATATCTGCCCCACATTGTTCGCCAAAGTTTACATACCTTCTCTCTGCAATAAGGTTTATTACTTGGCAATCATCTTTAAATGCAACTCCTGTCAAACCGTCTAAAGTGGAACGAACCAGCTTATCAATGTCATTTTTTTTTACGACATAATGTTTTGGGGCTGATGCACGCACTTGGCCATTTGTGCTTAAATGGTCTTTACGTCGTTTAAGTTTAAATACTAACTTAACCTTGCAAGCACCTAGTAAGGGTGCTTTTATACATTTCCGAGCTTTGCTACTCACTGCCTGACGCCATGGTTTTACCCTCTGACTACTTTCAACCAATATTGCTTTGCCAAAAGAATTTTTGCCAACAAAACTTTTACTGCCTTGCGGTGCTGGCTCGATACCAATAACGGAAAATTTTAAAGATGACATTTAACCCCCAAGGTTTTCAATTTACAGCCCTGCCCACAAATTTAAGGGGCAAAATACAACCAAACCAACTTGCAGTTTTGTGGGTAATTGAAAGTTACGCTGGCAAAACCCACGAATGTTACCCAAGTTATAAAACTATTGCCGATGCAACTTGTTTAAGTGTAAGGACAGTACATAAGGTTGTAAACCAGCTTGAGTCTATAGGCTGGTTGCAAAGGGTTAATCGTTATGAAAATGGTAAAAAAAGTAATTTATATAAAGTTAATGTTTGGCATCTTGCAAATGTACCAGAACCTAGTGGTGGTGCGATAGGCAATATTTGCCCACCCTATAAAGGTACTACCCCAAAACCCAATGCTGAAGCGATAGGCAAAATTTACCCTAGTGCAAAATCTGCCCATACCCATAGGCAAAATTTGCCCATACCTAGGGCAGCAGATGCCCATGAACTAGATACAATTAAACTAGATAGTAAAAATATAGGTGTTAATACAGGCGTAAAGAAAAAAAATAAAATTAGTTACCCTATGGAATTTGAAGTGTTTTTTGATAGGTATAAAAAAATTGAAAACAGGGCTTCTGAACAAAGTAAAAAATTAGCTTACATTGAATATAAAAAAGTTATTACAAACATAACTGAAAATGATAACAACCCTCATGAGTTGCTTGTTACTTGTTTAAAACAAGCTATCATTGAACAACAGCAGATAACAAAAAAAGGTGGTTTTTCGACTACTTTTCCCAACTGCTTCAGGTGGCTCAAAAACGGAAGTTACGAAACTTACCTACCAGCCCCAGAAATAAAAAAACAACAAAACAACCCATGGGAAAAAGATAAACCCAAGGGCAAAGAAGTACCTTTTTAAAACTATGCCTTCTGTTACTATCTACGGTATGAAACGCCGACGTTGTGGCCGATTATTTTATTATGGCTATGATCGTAAATGGAATTTAATTACTAAAAGAGACACTTTTGAAAAAGCCAAGCGTATGCGAGAGCTTGATATTAAATATGCTCAATTTATTGAATGGGGTAATTTATAAATGACTTATTATAAAAAATCCCAAAAGGAAAAAAGCATAAATTTTTATGCACCAACTTTTGAATGTTTTGCCTGTAACGATACTGGCCTTGTAAATAACTCCGATGGTTTAATTAACCTTTATTGGGGCGATTACGATAAAGATGAAAAAGGCAAAAGGTTTTACGGTGGAGACTTTGCTATTATTTGCCATTGTAAAAAGGCGTATCAAATTACAGACGATAATGGCAAAGTTATTAGTGGTGGCTTTCGTGATAGCCAAGGCAACATAAATACAACCAATACAATTAATGGTGAGCAAGCCATTGGTGTTTCACTTACAAAAGACCAAACAAGGGAAATACATACAACACGTAAAAATAATTGGGCAGAAACACAAAAAATTATGAACGAATGGCGTTTAAAAAATTTAGGCAAAAAAAAGCCAGAGTTGCCATATTTTATTAAAACTGTAAAAGATCAGTTAAGGGGCGTAAATGATTTATTTGCTATGCCAAAGGGGGTTAAATAATGAAAATAAATTTTGCTTTGTATGAAGAACTGCTTAAAGCTGAAAAGGAAGACTTACAAACACAAATTAATTTGGCCCAAAATTTAATTAATGAATATAAATATTGGCATTTAGGTTCAAAAATGCAACAAATTACACGTAAAAAATCATTTGACAAAAATACAGAAAAATTAGTTGTTTTGAAAAATAAATTAAATATTATAAAAACAGAATTAAGCGAGTTGGAGGCAAGTAAATGCGTTTAGATGAAATTTTTAAAGACAAAGCTTTTGGTGTAGTAAAACAACTTTTTTACACTCAACCTTGGTTGTTAAAAGGCTGTACTGAAGAAACACTCGCCAAAGTATTGGAGGTTTACACTAGGGAGGAGCAAATGTATATGCTTGC